AGTCTGCGTAATGCGGTTGTCGATGAAAACCGCCGTCAGGTCCCGGCCCGCAAGCCTAAGCGCTCGAGTATCCGGTTCGTAATCGATCGTATCGACGCGGCCCAAGATCAGGCTATCGAGTTCCGATGCCTGCGGGTTGTTTGGATCTTGCGGCAGCCCCGCGTAGATCTGCGCGAAAATCTCGGTCTGGTTCGAGAAGAAATTAGCGTCGAACCCCGGCGGCAATGCCGATACCGCGTAATCGATCCAAAACGTGTCTGCCTCATAGTACGAATTGTTCGTCACGGAGGCTTTGGTCCAACCGGAGACCGCTGCCAGCGAGCCGAACGGGCCAAGCTGCACGATGCCGCGGGGCTGCCGCCCATCGGACAGGGCGGGCAGCGGATTGAGCGCGGTAACCGCCTGAGCGGCTACCGTGATCGCCGGCAACTGATCGACGGGCGTATTCACGAACTCAGAATCCCGCCATTCGATACGGGCGTCGGCGGGATGACCAAGGTCTCAATGCCCTGCACGAAGGGGTCAGTGAGGTCGTTCGCCTGAGCGATGGCTGTCCAGTCGCTCGCGTCTCCGTACTCATCCTGCGCGATCTGGAACAGGTTGCCGCCTGCGGTGGTCAAGGTGTTGGGCGAGGAATTGACCTGATCCAGATTCGCAAGCAGACGCCCCAGGACGTTTTGCAACTGCATCAGGGTGAATAGCTGCATGGTGTTGGCGGTTGCGGCTATTAACGCGTTTGCGGAAGTCTGCGGAGGTATTCCGGGGGTCACTCCGCCGAAAGTCGTCGGTGTTCCAATCGCCGCGGTGACTTGCTCGATGAGAACGGCCACCCGCGCAAGCACGTTTTCGACCGCCGTCTGGATCGGCCCGATGACGCTGGGCGGCGAGGTCGAGATAGACATCAGGCCGCCTCGATCATGGAACTCATTGTCGTCATCTGGCTATTCAGCTCTGGGTCATCGATTGCGGCCGCCAATGACTGTGCCATCGCATTGTCAGCATTGACCGCGTCATCGAGCGACGGCGTTGCCGAGGTCGTGACCGGCTGCACGTTGTTCGAGATGACCTCGAGCGTGATCCGGTACGGAATCTGATAGAAGCGCTCAAAGACAGGCTTGAACTGCCTAACGACGACCTGGTAGCTAAAGCTCGACCAGGCGAGCGTTTGCGGGACGCCGTTGACCATCGCGTCAACCGCTTTCGCTCGTATTTCTGCGTCCGGGCCAAAGAACCAGCCAGACCATTCGATGGGGTCGTAATCCACGCCCATACCATCGACGGTTCGCTTTCCACCGGTCAGCTTTTGTACGGCGAGCTGCTGATTCGTGCCCCAGGGAATGCGCTCAGGCATTTCTACCCCGGTGAATTCGATGTCACCGAGGGTAAGGGTCGTACCGTCTCCGCTCATGGGCTTAATCCGCCTGCCTGAAAGGGCGCCTGCGTCGGGTCGAACAAGCTGGTGCCGGTCTGCGAGCCGTTGGCCTCGTTGCCGCCATGCTCGAATACGACGCTCGCGATCTGGCGCCCGTCCAGGATGACAGGCGCCGGATTGATCGTGATTCCCCGACCCTGGCCTGGAGCCTCGGATCGCTTATCTAGCGGGTTTCCGAAAACAGACGGTGCGCTCCAGTCGAAACGACCGCCCTCCCAGTGTCCACTTCCGGGCACGCTTGGGTCTTCAACCCAGCGCCGGAGGCCGCTATTCCCTAGCCTTTGCTGAAAGTTGGCTTCGGCGTCTTTCCCGCCGACAAGGGACTCTGGGGCGCTGAAGGTGCGCAAGAAGTTCGCGCCGCCCTTCAATATCCCAGTGAAGAACGGCAGGATGGTCGTGCCAAACTGCGTCTTGAATTCGGTCCATGCGGCCTCGAATTCCTTTTCCTGGCCGCTCAGGGAATCTGGTAGCCCCTTCGTCGCCGCGTCGATGCCAAGGGTCTTTTGGAACGCCGCTACAGCGCGCTCGATGGTCGCGAGCTGCTTTTCCCACTCGTTCGCGAGCGCTCCGCCGGTTCTCCCGTAGATCAGCGCGTTCTGTCGAATGATGCCGGCCGCGTCCAAGTTCATCTTGGCGTAGACGGGACGTATCACCTGCTCATAGAACCCTTCCGGGTTCTCAGACAGCAGCTTGGCTTTATCGGCGCTCAGCGGGCCGTTCGGGTCCAAGAACTTGGCGATGCCGCCTTTGCTGTTGAGTTGGACCTTAGACGGGTCCCAGATCCCATTTTTTAGAAACTCATCAATGACGGGTACCGGCAATCCCTTGATGATGCCTTGCAGTCGACCGAACTGAGTCGCCAGGGCTGTGCCTGCCGAACTGCCGCCCAACGTCGAGATGCTGGGCTCAATGCGCGCCAGACCTTCACCGGTCAAATTGATGACGGACGACCCGCCCCGCTTCTCGAACTGCTGCAGCTGCTGCCAATCGACGGTATCGCCCGATCCGACCTTGAGCCGGTAGCCGATATCCGCCAGGCGATTGAATTCCGCCTGACTCTTCAGTCCGCCGGCAGACTCCACGAAGCGCAGCATGGCGAGGTTCGAAGAAGCGGAGCGCGCGGCCGATTCGTCATCCAGAGACGAGTCGAGAGCGTTCAGTTTCGACAGGATCGGTGCGGCGAGCTTGGCGCCCGCCAGCGCATCGGAGCCGTTGAGACCGGCTTCACGAAAGACGCCCTGAGCCTCGCGGAAATTTCTCAGGTTCTCTATTTGCGTCGATCCGTAGACGCGCTGTGCAGCGGCGAACTTAAACGCCTCATTGTTCTGAGCCTCTGAGAGGCCAAACAATTTGAAGCGCTGGCGCTCTGTGTCCAGCTCCTTCGCGGACTCGAACAGCGACTTGCCGGCGTAGATTGCGGCAGCGGTCACCGCTAGCGGAACAAACGCATCGCCTGCGGCAACGCCGACGGTGCCGATACCGACGCCACCAGCACCCAAATGGACGTTTCCGCCGTGGAATCCACCCCGCCCGCCGTGACCAAAGCCACCGCCGCCCCCACCACCACCACCTATGCCGGGTAAGCGCGGAACGCCGCCGCCTATGGCGCCGCCCAGGCGATGAATCGCCGCAAGTCGTGTCTCGTAGGCCCCGGCAGCGACCGCGGCTCGCTCGAACGCCCTATTTGTGGTGTTCGTGGCGCGCGCCAGGCTTCGCAACCCATCCGCGCCCAGCGAAATCTTATCAAGAGACTTCTGCAGGGATATGACCAGGACATCGAGTTTCTCAAAGTCCTTGCCCAGCAGCGCCAGTTCGGGCGCGATCAGGTTATGTAACTTGAGAGTGACCCCGATTGCGTAGGCTTCAAACATAGGAGCTATAATCCCGGCGATGCGATTAAAGACACGAATTCATGAATGGCTTGCTGATCGCATCCCGTGGGTTCAATACCCGCATGGGTCGCATATGGTCTACGAGCGGCGGTGGCCCCGGTATCGAGACCTCAGCGGAAAGCAGCGCGCGTGGGTCTGGTTCGCCGCGTTCTGGGGAGCGGTGATCGCGCTCTCGGTCTACGGCAACTTGATCAACTGACGCGGCCTTACCCAGCCGACCCCGCTCACCCAGGCGACTACGGTGCTCGCCGCCTTCTCGCCGATATCCTGCTTGCTGTCGTAAGCAGCAGGCCCTATCACGGGGCGCGGCGGACGATGCTCATCGCCCAGTTCCTCGTATAGCGCCACCTCGTCCGTGCTGCCGACCACAGCCTCATTGCCGCGCGTCTGTTCTTCGTAGGAGTCACGAAGAACGCCTTCGCGCAGCAGCGGTTGGTAGTGATCGCCGCCATTGCCGACATAGCCAAGGCGCTCCTTCTCATCCTTCGTGGAGTCCGCAAGCTCGGCCCATCCGTTGAATGGTCCGCTCGCCGGCTGGTAGTCGCCAATCTTCGCCTGGGCGCGCGCCAAGATTAACTTGGCGGATTCCTCTGTGATGTGGTGCGTCACTTCCTCGCCCTCAAGCGCGAGCCGCCCCAGGTGCCTTGCGAACGCGCCAAAGCTTGAGAACTCCATCAGGTTTCCTTTTTGAAGCTCATCGAGCCCCAGTCGAACTGGCGCCCCTCCATTTCGCTGAAGATGATGAAGTAAGCTCCCCGGCTCACATCGTCCAATTGAAAGGCGAGATCGAAATCGAGCCCGTTTTTCACCAGAAACAGGGCCTCTCTAATGGGCGCCGAGGTGGCTATTTTTTTAGGGCTTCTCTCTCCTCTTCGGCGTCAGGCTTTTTACCGAAATGCTCTTCGAGGCATTCGCTGACCGCCGTCAGACCGTCATCTCCAATTCGCTGAATCAGCGCCTCGAGCTGCATCTTGTTGGTTGGTGGTGTGATTGGGTCGTCATCGATCCCCGTGATGTAAATCAGCGGCGTCACCATGCGGCGGTAAGTATCGATATCCGCGGATTTTCCCATCACTTCGATGATGCGGTACTGCGCAAGCAGCGGCGGCTTTCGCAGAGTAAATACGCGGCCCCTGGCGTCCTTCTTCGTGAATTCCTGCGCGGCCTGCGCGATGATCTGGGCCGTCGGCGTATCGTGAATCATCAATGCTGGCTGGTTCATGGGTTAGGCTACTACCTCGCGTCGAGAAGAAACAAAATTGACGCTCTGCTTCACGGACTTGTCGCCAGCGAAGTCACCCGCGTCGGCGTAGGACAATTTCACCTTGGTGAATTTGAAAACGGAGATTGATCCGTCCGGCTCGTTGATGATTTCCCTGATGAAAACGTTCTTGTCCCGTATGCCATTGAAGTAGTTTGACTCTTTAAGCGCGAAGTACAGATCGAGCTGCGGGCCCGCGCGTTCGAGATCGAAGCTGCCGCTCCACCCGTAGAAGAACTGCAAGTGATCGGTATCGCTGTTGATCGTCACGATTCTCTGAATCGAATCGTCCTGCTTGCGCTTCCAATTGATGATCGTGTCGAGAATTATCGGCCCGCTGGGGCCTATGATGGTGAGATTTACGTCTCGACCTATATTGTATTGGCCCTCTGGCATGTGCTGACTCCTGAAATGAGAAAGCCGCTACGAGAGCGGCTTCGAGGTGGGTTACGGCTGCGGGATGACGTTGGTGACTTGTACCGGCTGCGCGACACCGCCCTGAAGATTTATGACCAGGAACGCGATGACTCCCAGCAACTGGACTTGGACGTTGATCGCGAGCGTTGCGAGCGCAGCGCCCACGTTGACGGCCG